GAATGGTGTTAATGCCAGAGCCTACAGAATTACAACATAAGGAATCAGGTGTAGTTAATTGGCAAGGGGCTATTAGTGAAGAATTTCCACCGTTGGTGGTGGATTTCTTAAAAAATAAGGAAGTACGGTCGAAATTACTTACAAAAAAAGCGTTGATGAATTTTGTGGGCAGTATTAAACATTGTCAGTTGAGTGATGGTGAATACTGTCATAAAGAATTAACAATCACTCCGCACTTAGACGGTTTTATCAGAACTTGTTGGCACCACGATACAGAAATGCGCAAGGGAAACTATGATGCAGAAAAAGCAAAGTTGGTGGTGGAACAAAATATAGAGCAAGCAATCATTGCAAAAATCCAAGTAGATTTAAAACATGCTCGTCCTTTAACAGAATCAGATTTAGTACTGTATTGTTTTAAGAATGGATTTCAACGTTTATTAAGTGATGCGTTATTAAGAAAGGTCTTTAGTGTTAAAGATTATGAACGAGACAATAAAGAAAGTTCTACTCGTTTTGAAGATCCTCTTATTTATCACATGGACCGTTTAGATAAAGCCATTTTAAATTTAAAAGCTGATGATGACCCGCCACTGCAATATATGGCAAGACCAAAGCCACAATATATCCGTTCTGAAAAATGGTTACGTTGGGTAAAAACTCAGCCTTGTGTGTGCTGTGGTAAACAAGCAGATGATCCACATCATTTAATTGGCCATGGTAATGGTGTGATGGGAAGTAAAGCCGATGATTTGGATTGTATTCCGCTTTGTCGAATTCATCACAATGAATTACATCAAAATGTAAAAGCATTTGAAGAAAAGTATGGTTCACAAATAGAGCTTTGGCATAAGTTCTTTTTATATGCCATCAAGATTGGCGCCTTGGTGGTAGATTGATTCAGTATTTAAGTATTCCTTAATAACTGAACTATCAACTAAAAGATGACAGTTCAAAAAGTGCGGTCTTTTTTAAAGTGAGATTTCTATGACAACGATAACACTTGAATTACCATTTCCACCTTCAGTTAATACTTATTGGCGCAGAGTAAATGGGAAAACGTTAATTAGCGCGAAAGGACGGGCTTATGCAAGTCAGGTAGCGTGGATGACAAGACGCTCAGCGAGATTTCCAGCTGGTATTCGTGCTGCAGTGGTGGTGGAAGCTTTTATGCCGGATAGAAGAATGCGTGATTTGGATAATCTTTTCAAATCATTATTAGATGCGTTAGTGAAAGCTGGCGTGTTGGTGGACGATAGTGTTATTGATGATTTGCGAATCGTACGTAAATGTGTAGTCAAGGGTGGAAAAGTTTTAGTGTCGATTAAGGAGATTTCATGTTAGATATTGATGCAATTGCGATTGAATTTGGTTATTGGGCAACACCGCGACATGAAACAGAATTTCCACGGGTTGCCGCAGGGTTTGCAGAGATGAAATGCGATGCACGTTACGATCATAAATATCGTATTAATCCTATCTCTGATGACCTTGGTTTAAGAATTGATGGTTATCTTGGTATTATCCGTAAACTTACACCTGAGCTTTATGATGTGTTTGTTTTGACCTACATTAAGCGTTGGGAAAAACAAGAAATATTGACTTATCTACGGATTTCAAAAGCAGAATATTTTAACCGGATAAAAACTGTAAAAACATCTTTAATGCTAATGATTGTGAGTGGTGGGAGTGAATGTATTTTTATTTGTTGAATGTTAAATTTTTAATAAAAACCGCTTGACAGTCTAGACTAAAAGTGTATGATGCAGACTATAGTGCGATTTTTGCACGTTACAAACGAAGAATTGATTTTTAAACCCCTGATGGTTCTCCATCGGGGGTTTTTTATTGCCAAAAATATGGTGGGTATAAATGCAAATTCTCAAAGACATGCCTGTAGAGTCTCAGGCTTATGGTTGGCTAACTGCTTTATTCGGAGCTATGACTTTATCAGAATGGTCTGTTTTGATAGGTGTACTAGTAACTATATGCGGATATATCCGTGAATCTCGTTATAAAAAACGAATGCTAGAACTTGAAGAAATTAGAGTTGGCGTCCGCGATAAAAACGGTGAAATGATACAGGATGATAAAGATGTCAAAACTCAAAAAAGCTAGCGCTTTTGGTGTTTGTTTAGTTAGTGTAATTGTTGGATTGGTATATGACTCTGAAGATCGTTCATCAGGAATTATAATTTCCGAGAATGGTGCACGCGAAACTGGTGATGAAGAAGGTTGTAGAACTAATCCGTATCAATGTGCAGCAAAAGAGTGGACATTTGGTATCGGAGCGGCTACTACGGGTGGCGCTAATGTCATCATTGGTAAAACCTATACCAATGAAGAAATAGCAGATCAGTATGCAAAAGATTTGCGCAAGGTTAGTAAGTGCATTATTGATTACTATCCATACAATGACATGAACCAAAATCAAATAGATGCTTTGGGATCATTAATTTTTAACATTGGGTGTCAAGGTTCTCGGTTTTTCTTAGATAGAGAAAGTGGTCGTTTTAAAAAGACTCAGCTTTATAAAGCTGCAATTGATAAAGATTTTATTCGCATGTGTAATACTTTCCCTAATTATTCCAGGGTGAATGGTAAGGTGCATAAATCTATATTAAAACGAAGATTAAGGGAGCGTGATTTATGTTTAACCCCGGTGAACAATTAATTAAGCGGATTAAGTTTGGTGCGATATGTGTTGGTGTCGTTGCGGTTTTGTGCCTGCTCGGCGTTTTGCGGTACCAGTACAACACTATTATTGACTTAAGAGCCGACAACAAAGAGCAGGCGCAAGCGTTATCCAAACAAGAAAAAGAGATAACAAGACTGAAAGACGAAGCCGCCGAAAATCAGCGCATCATGTTAGAGCTGTCAAAAGCGGAAGCAGAAGCACGGAGTGAATCAGACGATGTTATTAAATCAATCCCGCAAAATGTTAAACAGAGCCATCCTTACAATGCTGCCGGTCCTCGTAATGTTGTTGAGTTCTTGCGCAGGTAAACCACAAGCTACCGGTTGTCCTGTATTGCCGCCTGCTTATGTTGCTCACTTGGATAAGACAGGATTTAACGGCAGCACATACGGAGACATCACTCAATACTCAGTCATCCTTAAGCGTGAGCGCGATATTTGCTTACACAGGGTGGATAAGATAAGAGAGTGGCAAGTTGAGAACACTCAGCACTAATCAAAACAACCGCAATGCTTGGCATTATCTATACAGCAAGAAAGCTTGGAAACAATTGCGGCTTGACCATTTAGCTAAAGAGCCTTTGTGTGTTTATTGTCAACGAGAGGGAAGATTAACCCCCGCAACAGTTGTTGATCATATCAAAGCGCATAAAGGGAACCTTAGTTTGTTTTATTCCCCTAGTAATCTGCAATCACTCTGCAAGCTACATCATGATGGCGCGAAACAGAAAGCAGAATCAAACAAAATTAACGAAATCGGCTGCGATGAAAATGGATTCCCTCTTGACCCTGAACATCATTTCAATAGAGGGAGGAGGGAGTAAAAAGTTCAGGCGAAAAACCTTAAATACCGCCCTGGGAACTCTATTTTATCGCTATTACAGTTTTTATACCCTTTTTTATGGTTTTATGGAGTGGTTTTTATGGGCGCACGCAAAATAAGAAGCGATAGCACTGAAGCGAAAGTTTTAGCTAATAAAGCCGCTCAAACAAAGTTGGAGCCGCCGCAAAAATTAACAAAAGCGGAAATGCGGTATTGGGAAAGTATTATCCCGAGCAGAGCTTTGGAGAGTTGGACGCCAATTGATCAAGAGCGAGCGGTAAAACTCGCTAAACTTTATGTTGAAATTGATGATTACGAAAAAGAATTATCTACTTCGGCTCGCCGGTGGGTGAAAACAGATACTGGCACAATGAAAATGCACCCTCTGCATTATGTTATTGAGGATCTGTATAAGCGAGAAATCCAAATGTGCCGCAGTTTACAAATCCACAGTAGGGCTACAAATGGCGAAAGTCGAGATCAGGTTAAGACGAATCAGCTTTATCAAGAAGCAAGAAACGCAATCAATGACGATGACGGTTTAATAGCAAGGGTGATTAACTGATGACAACGGCTGAAAAAGTAATCGCATTCATTGAGCGTTATTGCTTTGTGCCTGAGGGTGCTTTAGTTGGTCAGCCAATCAAGTTAGAAGATTTCCAAAAAGATTATATTTTTGATGTTTACGACAACCCGCACGGCACAAGTCACGGCATTTTATCTATTGGTCGTAAAAATGGGAAAACAGCATTAATCGCTTGCTTATTGTTAGCCCACTTGGTCGGCCCAGTGGCGATTTTAAATAGTCAGATTGTGAGCGGGGCCTTAAGCCGTGACCAAGCGGCGTTAGTGTTTAATCTTGCGGTAAAGATGATTCAGCTTAACCCTAAATTAAGCAATATTGTTTCGATTAAACCAAGTGGCAAGCGGCTGATAGGCTTGCCTATGAATGTCGAATATAAAGCACTAGCAGCTGACGGTAAGACAGCACAGGGGCTATCTCCTGTGTTAGCAATACTTGATGAAGTAGGGCAAGTACAGGGGCCGCAATCAGCATTCGTTGATGCTATCACTACCGCTCAAGGCGCACATAAGAATCCGTTATTGCTAACTATCAGCACTCAGGCAGCGAACGATGGTGATTTGCTCTCGATATGGATTGATGACGCTAAAAACAGTAATGATCCTCATACGGTGTGCCATGTTTATAGCGCAGACAAAGATTTGAAAATTACTGATCCGAAAGCGTGGAAACAGGCCAATCCAGCTTTAGGCGTGTTTCGTAGTGAAGAAGATATTCGCAAACTTGCTGATAAAGCTAATCGCATGCCAAGTTTTGAAAACACATTCCGCAATCTTAATCTTAATCAACGCGTAAGCACAGTTTCGTCCTTTGTTTCAATTGATATATGGAAAGAGAACGGCGAGGAGCAGAGTAGCCCCAGCGGTTTAACTGCTTACGGCGGTTTGGACTTATCCGCGCGTACCGATTTAACCTCTTTAGTGCTGACTGCTAAGGAGCATAACGGTAAAACTAACGTATATTCATTCTTTTGGACGCCTGAAGTTGGTATTGAAGACCGAGCAAAGCGAGATAGAGTGCCGTACGATGTTTGGGCAAGACAGGGATTTATCCGAACAACACCTGGTGCAACAGTAGATTATGCCTATGTGGTACGTGATATTGCTGAAATCCTAAGTGATTTTGATATTGCGGCGATCGCTTTTGACCGTTGGCGCATTGATATTTTCAAAAGAGAAATGGAATTACAAGGAATTGATTTGCCTTTGGTTCCATTTGGTCAAGGTTTTAAGGATATGTCGCCCGCAATTGATGCGCTAGAAAGTGATTTGCTTAATGCGAATTTACGTCACGGGATGCACCCAGTTTTAACAATGTGTGCAGCGAATGCGGTGATCGTAAAAGACCCGGCTGGAAACAGAAAATTTGAAAAACACAAAGCAACAGGACGCATTGATGGAATGGTAGCTTTGTCTATGGCGCGCGGGATAGCTGAAACAGCAGAAACACCGCAAAATATTG